CTGTCGGGTTCCTGCTGGTACTGTAATTGCACCACGCCGGACGTTAATACGCGGTCGTTTAGCAGTGTCAGGTCGAACGCATCGAAGCCCTCCAAGCCGTTCGACTGGATAACGTCGGCAAATTCCACCAGTTTGCGTTCCTGGCGTTGTGCGAACACAAGCCGCGATCGCACTTCAACCGGCGGGATCCGCGCGCAGCCGCTTGATACCTCGAAGTCTGCCACGATATCGGTCGGCGTTAGCACCGATCCTTCGGAGCGCAGTGTCCAGTTGCCACCCAGTGTCCCGATGATCGGTTTCTTACGGGAGGCGATCCAGAAGATATTGTTCACTGACCGCGACGCGAACCGGTAGTTGATGGCGTTGTCGTCGAGCACATCGCCGTCGACATCAGTATCTGCAAAGTTTTCAAGGTCCGCTGAGGCCGACAACCAGAACTTTTGCGGATCCACTGTCGTGGCTGCGAGTGCCAGGCGCTGCTGGACGAACGAAACCACTGACGGCCATCCGTCTTCATCATTCCATTCGCCCAGACGCCAGTCCGTGGTCCCCGATGTCGGGAACCCGTCGGGGCTAAGAATGTCGATTGAGACAGACGTCGTACCCCCGCGGCCGACAATCAGCGCATACGCCTGCTTGTTCGAGCTGTTCTTTGCACGGATGAGCCTACCTATGTCGGTGTTACGGAAGCCGGCACCGTCATTTATGCCGGTCGTCGAGCTCGCGGTCAGGACGATGCCTTTACCTGTAGCGCTCGCAGCCGATACCGTGGTGGAGGTGGTGTTCAGATCTAAATACGGCCCGTCGGTAAACAGTACCTCGGTCAGCGACCAGCTTGAGTGCCCGAAACGGTCGAGCCGGTACACGTGGGTGGATCCGCCAATCGCCATGTACATGACGTCTGCCGATTGCGCGTAGGAGATGTTCGGCTGATCGGCCTCGGAGAACGGTGAATAAAGCTCGATTGCCTTGTCGTCATAGAGCTCGACGTCCTCGAGGAAGACCGTTTTGCCAAAACTGTTTTCGAACTCCAGGTAAATAGGGTCACCGCCGGCAGTCGTGTGGTCCTGCGTTACATCAAAGCTGATGAGGTGGTATCCCACTTTGCGCTCGATATCGGCCATGAGATCCGATGCGCCGGCCGAGGTCCCTGCCCTCACAGTCAGCGTGTCGCCGGCGTCGCCTGTGATCGTAAATCCGATTACCACCGTTTTGGGTGCTGATACCGTGGCGCCGTCAAAGTCAAACGCCTGATAGAACGCAGCGCCATTATTCAGTTTGGCACAGGTCGGGGGATCATTACTGCTACCGTGATGGGTGACGGTGCCCGTGCGTGCAGTCCAGGGCGACAGGTTGCTGATAAAATGACCGTTCAGGATCTCCGTCGCAGTAGTCGGTCCGTCCCCGACGATGATGGCCTGGTCCTTAAAAAACCGGATCCGCTTTTCGGATAGACCGAGGACATAGGATTGAATGGTCGAGAAGATGAACGGCAGCAGAAACTCCCGTTCGGGATGCGTCCGCGCTTCGGCAATAAAGCGGGAGCCGGGGCGATACGTAAACCCGCCCTGCGGCAGCGGCAAAATGTTCTCGTACTGGGCGCCCGCGTTCTGGTACTTGCCGAACTGAACGCGGCCGGCCATCCGTTCGCCGAACTCTCCAGCGTTAAAGCTCTCCTGGTTCGGCTGCGTTGTAACGCTCATGAGGCTGGAGGATCTCCAGGCTCATAGGATTGCCTGCCGCCGTGCCGCACCATTATGAAATCGCTTTCCGGTAGCTGGTCGGCGTAGTTCTGGATGCTGTCGGCGGATTTCGCCATCGGCAGATCCTGATCATGGAACTGGTCGAACAGTTCCTTCGACAGGCTCACAGACTGCGCGAGCGCGGTCGCAAGCTGCGAAGCAATGAGCTTTGAGAGTGCACGCCGGAATGTCGGCGGCATCTGGTTTGGATCAACGACGCGCGCGATGTAGCGCAGGTAGACGTCGTCGGCGTCGGTCATAATCTTGCCGTCTTCCAACTTGTACGGGACGCTGTCCGTGCCATCGTCGTGCTCGTGCACGCTGACAGCACGCAGAAAATCGGCTGGCAGCTCGTACTCGTGGTCCCATTCGAACGCAGGCGTCGTCGAAAGCTGGCCGAGCTTCTGGCGCTTGGTGCACCAGTTCCAGTGGTGCATCTCGCTCAGCAGGTCACGCATCTCGTCATAGACCGCTTCACACGCGTTGGCCTCTTTCGTACCGGACGTGAGGGACGTGATCGACTTCGAGTGCTTGATAAGCTGAAGCGCGATGTTGCAGATCGAGACCTCGGACGCCATCTAGGCTGCTTCCTTGACCTTGGCTGCCTTGGCCGGCGCGGCCTTCTTCGGTTTGTTCAGATCGCGCCATGCACCGATCGGCTCGACGCGGGTGTTTTCATTCGTGGTCGACACGACCTCGAACCAGCACTTCGACCAGGATTTATCTTCGTGCTTGATACAAACCTGTATCTCGTCACCCACCTGGAGATAGCGCTGGCTAAGATTGTGGAAGTAGTCTTCGCTTTCGACATCTTCCTTCGTGTGGTCCTGGGTCACATAGTTGAACCTGGAGCAGAACTTCAGACGATCGATGTACTCGATGTCTTCGGGACGGGATCTCGCCATAACGGCCTCCTCATAAATAAAAGAAAACGGGGGCGACCCGCATGAGCCGCCCCCGTGACGGGGCAGTTTAGTCCCCGTCGGTTTCAGCAACGGCCGTGCCGTCACTTACGTCGACAACGCTGCCCGTGTTCGAAAGAACCGTGCAGAAGTGAGTAGTCGGCGTTGCAGTATCCGCGACGATAATCAGGTCGCGGACGTCAAGCATGTTGGCGGCGTCGTTGAAGTAGCCGCTCGAGTTGATCGCAGCAATGTTGTCGGAAGAACTGGTGTAGACCCAGAGCTTCCAGTTATTGCCGTGAGCCAACTGGGAAAGATTTGCTTTTTCGTAAGCCATGATAAATCCTCCTTAGCTGGTCGCGATCGCGGTTGTGTCGTTGAGGTTACCCTCGATAACACCGGTGTCGTCGATCATGACGGCACCACCGGACATGCAGTGGTTGATGAAATACGCTGCACGATCACCGTGCCACGTAATGTCCGCCGCGATGTTTTCATTCGACGCGACGTTGTTGGCCGCCTTCTGGATCGCGTACCCGATTGCATTCTTGTGGTACACGAAGATCTTGGCCGTTGAAGTGCCCTGCCCCGGTAGGTTCGGTAACATGCACCATTTTACGTTCATCCATTCGCGGAACATCCGGTGACCCGGAATGCCTTCGCCGAACGGAAGACCGTTGGCCCCGACATAGTCGGACGAGGCAAAGCTCTCGACCGTCATTGCCTGCGCGTAAGCGCGCGGGGTCAGAACGCCGTATCGGCCGCCGTCGTTTGGCACCGAGTTGGCATCAAGCGCCTCGACCAGGGTGATCAGCGACGCCTGGATAGCCGCGGACGATGTCACGGTGTAGGTGACGGTCGACTGCGACGTGCTGTCCAGCACGGTCGTGATCTGGTCATCGACCTTGCGGCCGAGGGCCATCGCGCCGGCCTTGGCATACGCCATCCGGACATCGATGTTGGTCTTGGCTTCGTCGAGGCTGTCCGCCCAGTCACCAGCGTAAAAGTCGGCCATAGCGACAGACGGCTGGGTGTGGGTGGCGTTCATCGGTGTGATTTCACCGTGCCTAGACTTGGTGGTTGCGACGCCTGTTCCTAGCTTCTGGAAATAGGCCGTGCTGCCGACGATGCCGTCTTTAAGAAAGACGGTATCCTTCAGCATCGAACCTTCACGCTGGAATACGTGATGCAGGTCCTTCTGGTAGTCCCCGATAAACGAGGTCGTGATTGAAGTAGACATATTTGCCTCCTGTCACTTCGGTTAAGGGAAGCAAACCTGTCGGGATAGCCAATGCCTGCTGTCAGCGGGGTGCCCTGTCGGGGCCGCCTTGCACAATTATCAGCGCCTTCGGTTTACGGTGGCACGTGTGTCGGGCCGCGGATGCGGGGTGCCGACGTGCCGGTTTATTCGACAGTTACCTGTCAAATCTCAGTGTCGAGACAGCAACTCATTTGCCTCGCTTTCGTACACCCAGATGGGTGTCGAGGGGCCGACCCAGGCGCCCTCGATGTTGAACGAGAAGTATTCAGATGCATCCTGGAACGACATGTTCATGTCCTCTTGCAGGATGCTGATAGCCTTTTCGACGGAGTAGACAACGAGAGGCGCCTGCCCGCAGCGGTATCCGACGCCGATGATTGCGGCGTCGAACCCGTCAGCGGTGAGCAGTTCCTGATCGTCCAGGTCGTCGAAATTGTCTTCCAACTAGAACGCCCTGCCTGCCCCGACGACAGAATTATTGCCGTGCAGTTTCTCGCTGAGCGCGTTGCGTTGTGCGTCGAGCTGCGCCGCCTTCGCACGATCGCCTGAATTGTAGGCGGCGTGTATATCGCGGCTGAGCTGGTCGTACTCGGCCTGGAGATCCGCGGATCCGGCCTGGCCGGCGACGCCAAAGCGGAGCTGACCTTCATTCGTCAGGCGCCCGACCTCTGCCATCCGTTTGACAAACGCGGGGTGTGAGCCGAGCAGCATGCCGTCCTTGAGCTCGAGCTGTGCCAGCTCAGGTGACTGCGTCAGGAAATCGTTCGCGAACGCCATGTTTTCGTCGTAGCCACTGCCCCACTCCTTGCGGAGATCGGCCTCGGCCTTCTCGAGGTACTCCTTATCGAGCCGCGAGACCTCGGCCTGTGCGTTTGTCTCGAACTCGAAGTACTTCGACAGCATCGCGTCGACGACCTTCTGCGGTGCGCCGGCAGCGTGCATCTCGGCGATGACGTCCTTGATCGGACCCTGCATCGCTTCGAAGCTCGCCGCGTCCATGTTGTCGGGCGCCGTGATCTCGTAGTCGTCAGCACTTTCCGGAACGCCCATTGCCTTCTGGAACTTGGCACGATCTTCGTCGGATGCATCGTCGCCTGGCATCTTCACCCGCTGCGACAGCTCACGGTTAGCCTCGTAAAGAGCGTTCGCCATTGCCGCCGGTGTCGTATACCGGTTGGCGAGCCCCAGGACCTTTTCGTCCTCGATGCCTTCGGTCCAGCTTGGTGCCGGCGCCGGTTCGGTTGGTGCGTCAGTGGTGGCCTCGAGGTTCGTTTGTTCAGATACCTCGGGGGTAGCCGTCGTCTCCTCGGAGACAGCGCCTTCGGTTTCTTCAGCCATGTTACATCCTGTTTATTCGGGCGAGGTTGTCAGGTCGGCATAGAGTGCCGCCTTCAGTTTCGCTGCGATCTCGCGTTTCCCCGCCCATCGTTGTAAGAGCGCGGGATCGAGCGGCGGGACCCGGCTTTCCGGATCCTCGTCTTCGGAGACGTCGTACTCACCGCACCACGTCAGGATCATGAACAGCACACGGCGGCCGACAATGTCGTCGCCGGCAAACACCTGGCGAAAATCACGGGCAACGTCGTCCGGCCCGTAGCGTTCCAGGTTGACCGATGTCACGAGGGCCTTGTGAAAACCCTCGATGTCGGGTTTCAGGTCAGGCACCCGCTAACATCTGCTGTAGTTCGGGTGGTACCTCTGCCGGCGCTCCGCCTGCATCGGCCCCTGCCTTGTCTGCCTCGGCTGCCTGCTTCATGACAGGTGCCAGGCGCTCGGCGATCTGCATCTGTTGCTGCATCATCTGCTGCTGGGCCTGCTGCTCGCGCATCGCCTCGACGTCCGCTTCGTCTTTCATGAGCTCGAGCGGGAAGTCGTTGCTGTCGGCGATAAACTTGCCGTATGCGCTGAAGTCGAACTGATCGAGGATCTCCGGCTTGAGCTGACCTATTTGCAGGATCCGGTCCATCGCTGTTCCGACGCCTGCCTCCTCGATCTGGCGCTTGGCCTTTTCGACGGGAGACGCAAACCGGAACTGTACCTCGGAGCCCTGGAGCGGCTGCGGGATCGCTTCCGGCGGACCGAACGCGCCCTTGCGGAGCAGTATGTTGAACGACCGTTCGACCAGCGGGTTGGTGTAGGAGCTCTCGAGAGATCCGAACACACTGCCGATCTCACGAACAAAGCTCTCACGGCGCTCGAGCACCTCGGTCGCTGTCATTTGCGGCGCATCGACCGGCAGGTTCAGGATGTTCTTGAAGAACACTGCCATGATGCCTTCACGGGCCTTGGCCTGGGCATCGAGACCCCAGGGTATGTTGGCCGTGCTGTCCATCTGCTGGAACGGCTTCGACATCCCGAGGTTACGGATGGCCTTTGCATCGTAGTAACTGACGCCGCCCGGACGTAGTTGCGGTGCGTTGACCATGCTGTCGCTGGGCAGCAGCCAGGGCGGATCGACCGCACGGTGCAACGCGCGAAGCATCGTCTTGCCCATCTGGTTCAATGTCAGCACATCAGGCAGCGCCATCAGACCCGGTCCGCGTCCGTAACCTGAGCTGTCGCGGCTCATCGTCGACCAGCGCGGGATAATGAACGGCATATCCATGTAGCCGCTCTCCTCGACCTCGTGCTCGCTGTCGACGTCGATCACCAGGCTGATGTACGGCATGTCCTTGTTCGATCGGCTGGCCGGATCGAAGTCGTAACGACGCGATACCCACCACACGAACTCGGACCGCTCTTCGCGCTTGTGCTTTGAGCTGTCGCGGAGCCGTTCCTTTGTCTTGGCACCGATGTTGTCTTCACCGAACATCTCGGCCGCCTGACCGGGTGTCAGCATTTCACGGACGTAAACGCCGCTGATCTCGTTCAGACCATCGACCTCGAGGTACATCTGCTTCGGATGGAACGCCTTGTAGTAGAGGCCCCGCATGTCGGGCCGGATCGATACAAAGCCGTAGCCCGTTCCAAACGTCACGAGGTCGTCATCGATCTCGCCCAGCGCGGAGATGAACCGGCTGTCGGGGTTGTACATGTGGCGCCACAGGACATCTTCGGCCGCCTCGACCCACTCCTTTACCTCGGGCTCCTTCAGCAGGTCCTCGTCTTCCGGCACGATGTCGAACCACTTGCCACCCTTCGTGGATTTGGGCCGCAGCATGCCGCTGATCGCGTTGACCAGTGCACGCTTTGAGACGATCGGTGTCGTGTCGTAGATCTTGACCGATCGACGGTTGCCGTAGTTGCTCGTCGTGAACCCAACGCGTTCCGGCGACAGCACCTCGGCGATCTCTTCGAACACCTGGTTGAGCTGCGAGCGTGCAGACTTTGCGCTTTCGTAGCGGGTCAACACCTGCTTGGTGCGTTTATCCATCAGCGATTACCGACCATCGTCGGACGCGGGCGGCGTCTCATTGGACGTCGAGCTTGTCCCTGATCCATGCGATCTTCGTCTCCACGAACCGGAGTACGCGCGAGATCGCGCATCGCAGTTTCGATAGGATCTTCCGCGCCGGCAGGCGCAAGAGGTCCACGCTGCGTCTGAAACAGCGCATCAAACTTGCCCACATCATTCACCCAGGAGCGTTGAACGCCGGGTGTCGGCCGTACCCATTGCACCGGCGCCGGACGTGTTGATCGTCTGGCCCAGGCCGCGGCGGCGGCGCAGTGACCGGTCCACTACCCGAGCCCGTTCTTCGACAGCCGGATCCTCGATCGTCGGGACGGGCGCCGGAGCCGGCGGAGCGGGTGGCGGTGACGGTGTAAATTTACCCATGTTTTAATCCTCCAATTGGTTAATTGCCGAGAAGCGTCTTTCGGCCTACGGATGTCGCGTCGCGTCTCGCGGTGGTACCGAGGCCGGCGCGTCGGCGGTTAGTTCTTTCGTTGCGGTCTCTACTGGTCGGGGCTTGTCCCTGCTCGAACGCCTGGTTCAGACCGCCGGCCATCGCCCGGCTGACGTCGTTATCACGGGTCGGTTCGACGCGTTTGATGATCCCCATTTGCTCGACGGGCTGCACAAATTTTCCCATTGGTTAGCCCAGTGTCCTTTGCATGACCGGTCCGACGTCATCGAACCCGTGTCGTTTCATCAGCCGGACAAACAGTGACTGCTGTACGCGATCGAGGCCGGCGGTTGCGGTTGTGAAGATGTGTGAACATCCGTGGTCGTATGCCCAGTCGATCGTCGCCTGGGTCAGCTTGGTAGACAGATCACCGCGGCGGTACGCCGGCAGGATCCAGAACTTGCAGACGTAGCAGAGCGGCTCGTCGTGAAACTCATAAGACGCTGCAACAAATGCAGCGCCTGCTATGACGGGCCGCATGACGCCCTCGACCTCGATCACGATCGCGTCGGTGTGCGGGCTATCGATCAGCGCCGTCAGGTAGTGCTCCGCGTAATCCTGGTTCCACGTCAGGTCCCAGTTGCTCTCGGCGTTCGCCTCACGGGCACCGAGTAGCATCACCGCCAGGTCGTCGTGTGTCGCCGGCCGTGTCCAGGATACGAGATCAGCCATACCGCAGCTCGTCGTAATCCATTTCAGGCTTCGGTGTCGCACCGACTGCCGTCCGTGACCGCAGCCTTGCACGTGGCCCGGCGTCGAGGCTGCCACCGTTCCAGGCGTAGACAACAGCATCGCCGCGGTCCGGTGATCGACCGAGCCGCTTGATGATGTCCTGTTTGCCCTCGACGTAGATCTTGGGCGGCTGACCCGGTCGCACGCTGTACGTCGGTGCTGTCAGGTCAGCCTGTAGTTTCGGATCCGGTGGCAGCGCGACCTCGAGACCGTAGTCCGGGTCGAGTGCCTCGCGCATCCGCCACCACATCTCCGATCGATGATTGTAGAACGCGAAGTTGCCGTCTCGTGTGTGCCCCGTCGCCTTCTCGGCGCCGTTCATGGCCTCATACGGCAGCCCTGCGTTCTTCAACGCTGTCTCTGCATCTGCCCCGATGCCGATGGTGTCTACCGCGACGATGGCGTCCTCTCGCAGCATACCGGCCGCCAGGACAGCAACACTCGGACCGTCCGGCGTGTCACGCCCTGGCACGACCGTGAGCTCGTCGAACCAGTTGCCGTGGCGTGGCGCGAAGACCGTGTCGTCTCGTCCGCCGCGCGCGACATCCAGGCCGATCGCTGACAACGGCTTGTTGTCCTTGCCGTTGTGCCACCGTTCGTTCGCAGCCAGCACCCAGGTCGTTGGGATCACCTGCCAGTCGTCGTCCTCGCGGGCCGCCATGAAGTTACCGTCACGGATGGCCGATCGCAGCGGCTCCGGCATTGCATCGAGCGTCGCCTGGTATCCTGTATCGACCAGAAACGGGTTATCCGACAGTGCTGCCGGAATGAACGTCCGCGATCGAGGTATGTAGTCGACGTGATCGAACGTCTTGATGTCGTCAGGCCCGTCGACCTCGAGGTCCTTGCCGTCAGGATCCGTAATAAACCAACGGAGCTCGCCGTGTTCCGCAGGGTTTGTGTGCGTGATATCGAGCCACGGCCTGAACATGCCGATGACCCAGTCACCGGATGCGCTGATCGGCGGGTTCGATGCCATCACCGTCCTGACCCGCTGTCTCGACGTGCCGCCCAGTTCCTTGTCCGCTGCACGGTTCCAGCCCATCAGGAACCGGACCACGGGCTCAAGGAACTGACACGCCTCGTCGAACGCGATCAGGTCATGCGGGTTACCCTGCCAGGTCTCTGCCCGATCGAGCGACGCCGCGGCACCGAAATCGATCACGCGATCGTCGTACTTGTACTGTGCTGGCGGTGCCGAGTTCAGCCCCTTACGACTGCCGGAGATCGCCACCACGCGTTCGATAAGGGCGCCTAGATCCGTG